TTGAACAATAAAGGCAGCTCGTGATGCGGCAAAATTAGCTGGTGCTCCGTACGGAAATATTTTTACAACTACAGCAGGTTACCTATCTTCTGAATCTGGCAAGTTTGCTTATAAAATATATAATGAAAGTTTTAAGTGGACTGAAAAGTTATTTGATTGTGTTGACGAAGAAGATTTAATAGCTACGATTAAAAAGAATTCACCTAGTGGTAAAGTACAAGTGCTTTGTGAATTTAATCACAGACAATTAGGTTATACGGATGAATGGTTACGTGGCAAAATTGCTGATGCTATGTCATCTGGTGAAAATGCTGGTGCTGACTTTTTAAATNTATGGGCNGAAGGAAATGANTCATCTCCTATCCCAAAACATATTTTAAAAACTATACAAAATTCTGTTATAAATGATCCATTTATTGAAATATCTCGCTACGGATATATTACCCGTTGGTACGTTAGAGAATCTGAAGTTGAGAATCTATTAGGTAGTCGAAGATTGTTNATGTCNTTAGATACGTCAGATGCTGTTGGTAATGATGATATAGCATTAACTATCAGAGATGTTACTACAGGAGAAGTAGTAGCTGCTGGTGTGTATAATGAGACCAACTTAATTACATTCTCTGAATGGATAGCTGACTTTATTATACGTTTTAAAAATTTAACAGTTATTATAGAACGTCGTAGTAGTGGGGTTATGATTATAGATAATTTATTAAAAATATTACCAGCTAATAATATAGATCCATTTAAACGATTATTTAATTGGGTTGTTAATGATTTTGATGTAAATGCTAATTATACTAAAGAAGTTATAAATGTAGAGATGAACAGACGTTCTAGTTCCGTCTATGTTAAATATAGAAAACAATTCGGTTATGCAACAAGTGGTTCTGGTCGAGCTAGTAGGGATAATCTTTATGGTGCGGCATTTACAGCGTCTACAAAATATACTGGCGCTGGTACACATGATAAAACACTTATACATCAACTCGCAAGTTTAGTTAGAAAAAATGATAGAATAGATCACCGTTCTGGAGAGCATGACGATATGGTCATCTCTTGGTTAATGGGTTATTGGTTTCTATCAGAAGCTAAGAATAAATCATTTTACGGTTTATCCAATAACCTTGTACTCTCTTCCGTTCTTAATGCTATGATAGATGAAGAAGGTGGTAAAGAATTAGTCCTAGCTAAAAAGAAACAAACTAGACTACGATTACAGATAGAGGATATGTTAAATGTATTAGCTAACGAAACAAATCCTATGAAATCAAAACTTCTTACGAATAAAATAAAACATCTTTATAAAGATATAGATACAGAGTTAACACAAAAACTTAATATAGAATCTTTACTCGAAGAGATAGAAATAAAAAAAAGAAAGTTTAAACACACACATAACAGATACTAGTGGTATCTGTTATGTTCTATTTTTACTTTTTTTTAAATAGCCAATTTTAATAGTAAGGAGTAATGAATGAGTAAAAAATTACGTAAAATATACACAGGAATTGGGTCCAGAGACATACCTGATAAGTATAAAGAACGCATACAGATAATAGCTAAAATATTAGATAAAAAAGGATTCACCCTAAGAAGTGGCGGTGCTGATGGTAGTGATAGTATATTTGAAACCACCCACACCGGTCCTAAAGAAATATATCTTCCTTGGAAAGGTTTTAATAATTCTAATTCTAATCTTTATACACAACCAGCTAAAGCCAAAGAGTTGGCGTATACCGTTCATCCAATTTATGATAAATTGAAAGATTCTGTTCAGAAATTACACGATAGAAATATATTACAAATTTTAGGAAACGATTTAGAGACACCTAGTGATTTTGTTATATGTTATACAAAAGATGGTTGCGAGTCACATAGAGAAAGAACTTCTAAAACTGGTGGTACTGCTACGGCAATTTCATTAGCTAGTATGCGCGGTATAAAAGTGTTCAATATTAAAAATGATGAAAGTTATGAATTATTAGTAACTCGATTAAGTGGTAAGAAAATATCTACGAACAAAGTACGTTCTGATAAAATCAAAGGTCGAGAAGCAAAGTTTATTTTCCATCTACCAGAAATTAACGATTATAGNCCGGATGTNCATATCGTTAAAGAAACATTACATATGGAAGANGGTACANTGGTTCCTAATCTAAGAGTTATAGAACATTATAAACGACCTTTCTGGATAACTAAAGAACCTTATAGAAGGCATAAACAGAAGAAAGAGTCTGAAGAGATAGTTAAACTTAATAAATATACTTCTACCCAATCTCGGTTACCTAAAGAAATAGGTGCTAGGTTAGGGAATGGTTATATAGGTGTTAAAACTATGCGTGACGTCGTTAGCTCGTCTTATCTATATGGTTGTGATGTTGATAGTAAAACGTTCCTTAAGAAGGCTTATATGGATCGTTATCCAGATTTAGTATCAACATACCAAGTAGCTACTCTAGATATTGAAACAGATACTATAGAAGGTGACATTGCAATTATATCTATCTCTATGAATGATAAAATATATACCGCTATTAATAAGAAGTATCTTACTGGTCAAAAGAATGTTGAAAAACAATTACGTTATATGTTTGAAAAACATATTCCTAAAACTAAGATAACAAAAGATATAAAAATAGAATATGAAATCTTAGATAATGAAATGCAACTTATTAAAGGTACATTGAAAAAAGCACATGAATGGAAACCTGATTTTATAGCTATATGGAATTTAGATTATGATATTCCGTATATGTTAAAAGTATGTAAACGTTATGGTGTTGATCCTAAAGATATATTTTCAGATCCTACTCTTCCTGAAAATCTAAGATACTTTAAATATAAAGAAGGACAAAAGAAACGTGTAACTGAATCAGGTGTGTTTAAACCAATTAATCCTGAAGAACAATGGCACGTAGTTGATTGTCCTGCAACATTCTATTGGATAGATGCTATGTCTTCACATCGTTATATACGTGTTGGAGGTAAAAGTATGCCTGGTGGATATAGTTTAGATAATATACTAAAATCTGAACTTGGTGATAAATTTCAAAAATTAAAATTCAAATCAGATGAAACAGAGAATATACAAGGTATTGAGTGGCACCAATATATGTTAAAAAATAAACCATTAGAATATATTATATATAACCAATGGGATAATATATCTATGTTACAACTAGATGAACACACAAAAGATTTATCAAATACATTACCTTTACTTTCAGGTGTATCAAGTTTTGATATTTTTAATTCTGGACCTAAACGTATTATCGATGCTATGCACTTTTTCTATTTAGAACGTGATATTGTTCTAGGTACAAAACCTTCTAGAATAAACGATGATAAAATTTTAGGTTTAGGAGATTGGATAAACAATAAGTGAATAAATAAAATACAATTATTCACAATGTCCCTTTGTGTAGTGATACACATCGAAAACAAATTGAATTGCGGGAAATTCTTAAAGCTGTAAACATCATAGTATTAGAAATAACCTATGAGCGATAAACTGTCAATAGCAGGTTACGGGTATATAGATAACCGAGAGAACTAAGTTCTCCTTTCGCAGCGAAGCTTCTTACTATTAAGTTAAAGAAGAACGTTCAACGACTATCCAATATGGTGTTAAGAGCATCTACAGGAGTACGGCCTAAGTAGGCGGGTGAGATTCCCTTAAACGGAAGCGGTTTGATTCTATTGTAAATAGAATATGATATAGTCTCAACTTCTGGTGCAAGCCAGAGAAGTTCATAAGAGAACTGTGTGGGTTAACGTTCCACATGAAGATACTGAGTATTGCTACCATCGAGTAGAATAAAAGAAAATGGTTTAAAATGTGTGTTAGAAGATCCTAACTTAGTAACAAATGTTAGAGCACACGTAGCAGATGCCGATCAAGTTTCTGGGTGAAATCGCCCCTTTAGATAGTAATATCTAAATGATAAAATTTTTAATTGCTGGAAAGCCTTAAAGCTGTACCGCTACAATATACACGAAAGTAGTATATGAATGCTTGACAAGAGTACGGATGATATTAAGTTATCGATATGAACATACTTATATAAACTGACTGAGTTCAACAGTTATAGGTTATATAAGCTTCCTGAACATATAATAGGTAATCGTGAACACTAAGTGTTCCTTTAGCAGCGAAGCTTCTTACTATTAAGTTAAAGAAGAACGTTCAACGACTATCCCGGGGACGGGAGTAGGGCTCAAGTGAGTGGGTATGGAATCCCTTAAATCGAAATGGAATTTATCCTACCGAGATGAACACGGAGGATAGTGATATAGTCTATTCTACATGGTAATAGAATTACCTTAACGAAAGATGTAGCAGCACGTCATGGTGCGGGTGTGTACTAACGATACCACTGAAGATTAATGTAGTATTATAATTTCATAATACGATAAACATTAATATAATAAGATCCTTCCAATACACAAGCAGCTAATGTTAGTAAAGATACAACTTCAAGAGAAGTTATAGATATAACAGGTATAGATAAAGAGGTGTTTAAACAACAAAACATAAATATACTTTTTGGACAAGTTAACAGTTTAGAATATGCTAACAGAATGTTTTCTTTTCCTACGTTAGAAGAACTTGATGAAATAGTTGTAAAAAATAAAAAAGATACT